TTAACCAACTTAGCGGTTAAAGAACCTAATTTTGATTGCTTTTTTAAATTAGCAAAAGACATTTGGATTACCTCGGATAATTTTAGATTTTGGTAGATTACTTAGATAGTATAACAGAACCATGTTATTTGTCAATAGACACTCTAAGAGTCTCTATTGTCTTCTTGGCTTCATTAAAGAAATTTTTCATACTCATATCTGCAGGGAAACCCATCATGTAAAATGAGGATTTCATAGTAGATAATAATTCAATTGCTTCGGGATCATCAGATAATGATAATCTCGCATACATGATTTCTTGCTTTTCAAGAAGTTCAGTCAATTTATCAACATGTTCCAATTTGTCCTCACGAGGCATAGTAGGGAAAGACATAGTGTTTCCGTAAATTTCCTGTTGGAGTTTACTAATTGCTTCTAATTGTTCTTTAACAATTTCTGACTCAAAAAATTTACCCATTTACTAATTCTCTTAGGACTTTCTTATATTGTAACACATTTATATTTATGAAAGGGTCATACTTCTTTATCTTCATACTGACGGTTTCCCACACTGGGTCATCAAGTTTTTTGTCAAATCGATTACGAAACTTAAATACTTTTTCAAGTATCACAACAGTTTCCAAATCAATATGCTCACCCAAATACTCTTTAAGTATAGGTGGATGGCCATTTGTGCAATCAAATAACTCGTCTAATTCATAATCATCAAACAGTCGTGTGATCTGCTCTTTGAATATGTAACTTAAACTTTGCTGTTTGCGTGACCACTCAGAATAAGTCCTTTCACCAGAATTGATTATTTCACCAATCCACAAACTTGATGGATTATTTGCAGTCACAAAGTTTGACACAAGAAAATCCACGATTTGGTTATCAGGATATTTTCTAGATGTCTTTTCAAACCAGTACTTATCTTTCCTTTTATTGAAAGCAGTGATCTTTGCTCTCGATCTTCCTCCATACTTGAAGTAATCATATCTCGGACTAGAGAAATGATTCTTTATGGAAAGATATGTCTGATAGGTTTCAAATGGTGTCACTTTCATCAGTGTCCTCACTTTCTAAATCTTCAATCGCATCAACAGGGACTTCATGATCTCCAATTCTATAGAAGTGTTGAAGTTCTCCTGACTTATAACTTTTGCGTTCTCCAAGATACTCAAGATCACTGAATGAGTGTTCTCTAAGCATTGCTTGCAGACGATGATGAATCAATTCTGTTTTAGTAGGCATTATAAAGGTAGTCTAGCACGAGTTGTTTTTTTCATAAAGTTGAGACGAGTTGCATCCCACTTTAGTCTTTCCTTGAGTGATTTGGAAATGAGTTTCGTTACTGATTCTATCTCAAGATTGTTACTTTCGCAATAGTGGCAGATCGCATCAATATAATTGAATTGTTCTTCTGCAACTATCTTTTCAATTTCGATAGCAAACTTCTGAGGTGTCAGAAACTTCTTCTCAATGGCTTTCTCAAGTTCTTTATTCGGTTCCATAGAGCTCCAGTTTATCTTGAACAAACTTACTAATATATTCTCCGAGTAGTTTGATGTATTTTCCTTTGTCGTATTCTTCATAGACAACACATTCTCCGTTTTCACATGACATAATAATTACTAACTTTTTAACAGATATACCCGTCAGTTCATAGAGCATACAACCATATGCCATTGCTTGAACGAAATAATGTTCGATCCAATCTCTGGGTTTTGGTTTTGCTGATGTTTTAAAATCAATTATAGATAACTCTCCGTTATACTCTGCGATACAGTCAACTGTTCCTGCTATACCAAGTTGTTTGCTATAGAGTGAACCTTCAAGTGAGTGTATATTATCAATGTTCTTCAATTTTGATTTAGAAATCTTAAATAGAAAATCAGAGATAGGTTTTGTCTCTGGCAAATTATCATTCTTCAGAAAATGTTCTGTAAGTGTATGATAGTCTGTACCGCGAGTAGTTGCAGCTTTTGTAATACGATCTGCCTTTTCATTACCGACTCTTTTTCGCCAGTTAATAAAAATCTCTCGATTGAAATGACTTGTAACTGATGTGATTGATACTAATTTTAGTAATTCATCTTCATCAGGTACAGAATAATAACGAACTCCGTCAATCGTTTCTCTCGAAAGTTTTGGAAGATCTAATTCTACATGATTAAACATTACATACCCAACTGCATTTTTGCGACAAGATATTCTTTAACAAGTCCTGATCGAACTATGTCATCAATACCAAATTCGATAATATCAAATGATGGCATTGTGCGAACTATCTTTAGGAAATCTACGATTCCATTTTTTTCATTGGTCTTTTGTAAATCTGTCTGAGATGCGTCACCACAGAAACAGATTTTACTATTTTCACCAACTCTTGTTATTATACTATCTAATTCGTGAAAATTCAAGTTTTGAAACTCATCGACTATGACAATACAATTATCAAGTGTTGTTCCCCTCAAAAATGAGGTGCTCCAGAACTTTATTGTTTCCTGAGCCTTAAGATTACCATAGAGCATTTCAAAATCTGCATCAGATGGCATCTGGAACATGTATTTTACCATATTTTTGTATGGTATTTGGTATATATCTGCTTTATCTTCGTGGTCTCCGGGAAGAAATCCAATCTCACGACAAGCAACCAAAGATCTAACTAGATAGATTCTCTCGTATGGAGAGGTTTCATCCATCACATCAACTAATGCATTATATAAGGTAATGAATGTCTTACCTGTTCCTGCTGCACCATAAGCGACAATATGCTTATGTTTGTATGATTCAAATAATTTTTTTTGATTATCTGTCAGTGGTTCAACATCAATTAGATAGTCTGCATTGACAGGTTTCTTTCTTTTAAATTGTTTCGCTGTCAAACCAACCCCAATCGGTTGATCGGAGGTTCTCTTTTTTCTTGGCATTATAGTTTTTGTACTAAACGAGGATCTTTATTATTACCATGACTCTTCGCTGCTTTCGCTAATACTTCATTCCACCCCGGATTTTTCTTTCTTAATTTATCTTTCCACTCTCCTACTTCTCCAACTCCGGGCATTGTTGATGGATCAGAGTAATCTCTTGTCCAATCGGGGTTGTCTTCTGTCCATTTATCCCAATCATGAACACTCATAGAGACTTCTTTTGTCTCTCCTGTTTCTTTGTGTACTACTGGATAGGTCGCCATAATTTAATATTAGATGTAGTTATTTAGACCCACTGAAGGGCTTCTGATACGATAGGAAACTGCTCGATAAAAACAGATCGACATGCCTCTGCAATGTCCATGTGTTCCTTCTGAGTGCCATGTGCAGTTCTAAGATCAATGTAATGTATCCATGAACGACAAGAACCTGTCATGTAGATCCTTGTTGGTGTACACAATGGTAATACCATTCTAGCACATTCTTTTGCAACTCCTTCCTCAATCATTTGATTGTATAATGCTTGAGCAGAACTGAAAAGAGTTTGCATTTGTGCTTCTAATTTTTGCTGTATAAATGGATCTAAATCATCTATGCTATTCTGACGATTTTTCTTATCTTGTCTGCGTAACTCAGGTAATTTAATTTTACCTAGTTCATTACTCTGTGCGTATCTTTGTGAAAACTCTTGAAAAGTAAAAGAACGATGTCTTAATATTTGTGCTGCTATTGCCCGTGTTGTTTCAATTTCAAGTGTCATTGAAGATTGTTCAAAAACAGACCAATGATTATGTTGAATACAATAACGAAGTAATCCTGCAAATTTTTCGTTGTCCTGATTATTTGGATTTGAGACTCTGGCGATATATGCCATTGTTTTCTCGGCATCAGGAGAAATACTTACTAACTTAACTGTCATTATCCGAATCCTTTTTTTAGTTTACTGTCTAAATTATTCATTTCCTCTTCAACGACTCTCAATTGTTTCTTCATTTCTTTGAGTTGCTCATCAGTGTAGAGATGTTCTTGAGCAATTAATCTTTTAAGTAATTTGACGAGTCTTTTGGCTCTTGCGTTATTGGAAGTAGAGGTGTCCATAAAGTTTCGACATACTTATTTAGTAAAGAGGGAGGTTGGATTCCTGTATACCAACAAACAACGGGCATTACTACAGTAGTAAAAACGTTGTTGCCTGAGACCCGATTG